AGATTACTGATGAAGCTATTACTTACAAAGAAACTCAGATCTCTACGAAGCGTAATCAGATAGACAATTTAGAATCTGAAAATTCTGAATTGAGTAAAGAAATTGAAGGTAAGTACGATGACATTCAAAATGAACTCAACCAACTTCACAACAGGAAGCAATCGCTCTTACAATACAACGCGCAGTTCAAACAGCAAATGGCTGCAGTCGTCAAAGATGCGAAGTTTTATGAAGAGAATGAAACATGCCCCACCTGCGATCAAGATATTGATTCGGAAAGAAGAGAAGAAAAACTCTCCACAGCTAAGTCTAAAGCAAAAGAATTACAAAGCGCCATGGGTAAGCTCGCTGAAGAGTCAGATCAAGTTGACCAAACTATTTCAACTACAAATGATTCACTTTCCGAGATGCGAGACAAACAAAGTAGTTTACATTCTAACATACAACAAATCACTAGGCTCCAAAACGAGATTGGAGATCTCAGAAAAGATATTGCTGGATCAGCTACAGCCGATCTAAAAGAAGCAGAAAAAGATTTAGCAGAAATTCAAGATAATCTTTCATCGATATCTGACGAGAAGATGAAAGCAAATGACGAATATTCATATAAGACTGCAATTGGAGAAATGCTAAAAGATACTGGCATTAAGACCAAGATTATCAAGCAGTATCTTCCAGTTATGAATCAGTTAATCAACCAGTATCTTCAAGTTTTGGATTTCTACGTTCATTTTGATTTAGATGAAGAGTTTAACGAAACAATTAGATCTCGCCATCGTGATAATTTTGGATATGATTCTTTCTCTGAAGGTGAAAAACAACGTATTGATTTGGCACTTCTCTTTACATGGAGACAGATTGCTAAGATGAAGAACTCAGTAGCCACAAATCTCTTAATGTTGGATGAAACATTCGACTCAAGTCTCGATCATGAAGGTGTAGATAACCTACTCAAGATTCTCTATACTCTTGGTGATGATACAAATATCTTTATCATCTCACATAAAGGTGAAATTCTTGATGGTAAGTTTGAAAATAAGATTGAATTTGTCAAAGAAAAGAATTTCTCAAAGATCAAATAAATGGTTTACAATCGGACCATTTTATGGTATAATAATCTATTAATGAAACACAAAGAGGTATATTATGGAACTCAGCGAAAATACTCTTAACGTCTTAAGGAATTTTTCTGGTATTAACCAGAATATGATGATCCGTACAGGCAATACAATCAAAACTATCTCCGAAGCTCGTACAGTACTTGCCACAGCGCATGTATCTGAAGAGTTTCCGGCTGACTTTGGTATTTATGATTTAAACGAATTTATCGGTGTCTTGAGTCTTGTTGATACTCCACGTCTTGTCTTTAAAGACGAGCACGTTATTGTCAATGACTCATCCGGTAGATCAAAGGTAAAGTATTTCTTCTCTTCTGAAGATACTTTAACAACTCCACAAAAAGATCTCAACATGCCTGAAGCTAACGTCAAGTTTACTCTTGATAATGCTACGATGAACAAGCTTAAAAAAGCGGCATCAACTCTTGGCCATGATGAAGTATCCATTTCTGGTAAAGATGGTGTGCTCAGTCTTTCTGTGGTTGACTCTCAAAACATGACATCTAATGCTTTCTCTATTGATATCGATGGCGACTTTGAAAAAGATGCTGTGTTTAACTTTATTCTGAGCATAAATAACCTGAAGATTCTACCTGGTGATTACGAGGTATCAATCTCATCTAAACTAATTACGCAATTCAGTCATACAAGTCTAGACGTGAAATACTGGATTGCTCTTGAAAAATCCTCAACTTTTGGAGTATAATATGTCGACAGAAACTCTGACACAACTACGTGAATTGTCAAATCGTACAGCTCGTTCTATGATCGCTGTTGTAGATGCGATGACTCAACGTGGTGCGATTAAAGGAGAAGAACTCTCCACAATTGGTGGTCTTCGCGATCAATCAATTCAAATTATTCAGCTATGTGAACAAGCTGAACAAGAAGCGGCTATGGAAGAAGCTTCTGAAGAACAAGGGTAGCGTCCTCTCTTGCGGTTGGTGCCGAAATACACCCGCGGAGAGCCAATGGTTAGCTCTCCACCTTTTATTATATTATGGAGCAAGTGAATGTCAAATGATTTCCTCTGGGTTGAAAAGTATCGCCCTAAAACTATTGCTGAATGTATTCTCCCAGAAACATTAAAGCAAACCTTTCAAAGAATTGTAGACACAGGCGAACTGCCTAATATGCTGTTAACAGGTACAGCTGGTCTAGGTAAGACCACAGTCGCAAAAGCTATGTGTAATGAGCTTGATCTCGACTGGATTCTCATCAACGGATCTGAAGAGGGTAATATCGACACTCTTCGTGGCAAGATCAAACAGTTCGCTAGTACTGTCTCGCTTCAAGGCGGATACAAGGTTGTGATCCTTGACGAGGCAGACTACCTAAACCCGCAGTCAACACAACCTGCTCTTCGTGGTTTTATCGAAGAGTTCGCCAACAACTGCCGGTTTATCCTTACTTGTAACTTTAAGAATCGTATTATTGAACCGTTACATTCTCGTTGTGGTGTATATGAATTCAATACGTCAAAGAAAGATATGGTTGGTCTATGCGAACAGTTTATGGAACGCGCAAAGATTATCCTTAACAAAGAAGATATTGTCTTTGAAAACGACCATTATCGCGATTCAGTATTAGTACCACTCATTATGAAATTTGCTCCTGATTGGAGACGAGTACTTAATGAGATGCAACGTGGATCTCATACTAAGTTTGAGCTTACACAAACAACTACTAGTTACGACGATCTTTTTGAATATCTCAAAACCAAAGACTTCAAGAAAATGCGGTCATGGGTAGTCAATAACATTGATACTGATGCGTCTGCAATCTTTCGTGGTATCTATGATCGTATGTATGATAAACTGAATCCACAATCAATTCCACAATTAGTTCTTATACTTGCTGACTATCAATATAAGAATGCTTTTGTGGCAGACCACGAGCTCAATGTAGTCGCGTGTCTTACAGAAATTATGGCTAATGTTGAGTTCAGCTAATGAATCCATATGAATTTGTAACAGATATCAATTATAATAAATCTAATATTATGATTGATGACATTACCGAAAAAGCATACAATTCTTTTATGGTAAATCGCAGTTTGTCTTATTTTAACGACACCGTTCTTATGGCAAATGAAATGAATCTTAACGCGCACCTTGATAATCGCCTTCAATTCGATTTTCTTATAAATATAGTCAGAAAGCGAAAACGGTTTTCTAAATGGGCGAAAGCTCAAAAAAGTAGTGACGTGGAAGTATTAAAAGAGTATTATGGCTATAGTAATGAAAAAGCACGCCAAGCCCTCTCCCTTCTTACGTCTGATCAGATTAACGAGTTAACTAAGAAGGTTTATCGAGGTGGAAAAAGAAAATAATATTGTTGAATGGACACCCGCCTCCATGCTTGAGGTAACTTTAAATGAACCTGACGATTTTCTTAAGGTAAGAGAAACACTTACAAGAATAGGCGTGGCATCAAGAAAAGACCAAACACTTTTTCAGTCTTGCCATATTCTTCATAAGCAAGGTCGCTATTTTATCGTTCATTTTAAAGAACTCTTTTTGCTTGATGGGAAAAAGTCCAATCTAGAAGAAAATGATGTGGCACGTCGTAATACGATTGCTACACTTATGGGTGATTGGGGATTAGTTACAATCGATAATAGAGATAATGCTAAACCATTAGCGCCTCTTCGTCAGATTAAAATTATTCCTTTTAAAGAAAAAAATAATTGGACATTACAGCCAAAATATAATATTGGAAATAATAAATAGATTTTGAATTCAGATAGTAATATCTGTCTTGGGAGTGCCGATAATCGGGCTCCCACTTAACCTTGCTTAACAGGAGGTCAATATGACTAAAGCAACTTTATTGCCGAGGAATGCTTTCCTTGGTTTCGACCACATCTTCGATCAGCTAGAGAATATTCATAGCCATGCGAAGGATGCCTATCCACCACATAACGTAGTTAAACACGATGCGTATCATTACGAGATCGAACTAGCAGTGGCTGGATTTAGTGAAGAACATATTGATATTGAAGTAAAAGACCATGTGCTAACGATTAAAGGTAATCGTCCACAACGTCGTCCTCAAGAACTTTATGTACACAAAGGCATTAGTGCTAGAAATTGGTCTAAGTCATTCAGACTGTCGGAATATACCGAAGTAAACGGAGCCGATCTGGTGGATGGAATTTTGACTGTCAATCTTGAAGTCGTCCTTCCCGATGAAAAGCTGCCTCGTAAAATTTCAATCGGAAAAAACGAGGTAAAAAATGACAACAATAGCGCTGAACTACTCGCAAAATCTACTTAATTGGGTTAACGGTGTAGCAAAGAAAACTTTTCAAGGTATGATGATTGGCTATATCATGGCTCGTCAGACTCAAGCAAATTCTCATATTGCTAGACTGATGATTCACGAATATAGAGAAGAAGGTCACACAGTCGAATCTTTAACACATGAACTGAATGTTAAATCTCTTCAAAGAATTAGAAAGGAATATAACATTGGCTAAATGGTTTAAAGGTTGGGTAAAACAATTAAGTATGTCTCCAAGTGAAAGATATCTCGCTCAAGCTACTGATAGGTATGATCTTGAGTATAGATTAAAAACACTTCAACGTGGAAAGGCAGACTTATTTTAATGTGGCCGTATACCGAAGAAGAATCTAAGTTTTTAAACTAATAAATAAAGGGAGTGGGGTAACTTGCTCCCTTTAATAACCATAAAGCATGGTGTAAATTATGTACGAAACACTTCACATTACTGACTTCTTATCTAAAGACCAAGTTGACGAGATTATCAACGGTCATAGTACGTATCATAAACTTTTTGCTGAAGAATATCTTCAATTAGAAAAAGATCAAGTTCGACTTGAACAGTTTCAGACATCTGGATTTTGGCCTCCTACTATGGAGGAAAACATTCGTACTACAAAGTTTGATCATGAAAGAATGCATATCGAATATAAGATTAAAGACTCTACTATTTGGGGGCAAGAAGACGCTAAACCTGAATATGTTGAGTTTAACAAAAGAATTTCTAATAAGTTTGATCTTGAAGAGTTCCATTACTTTCTAAAAGACTTGATGGATCGCGGCTTGAATGAAATTGAAAGAGACCACGGCGAAATATTATATACAGCTCTTTATGATTTTTACGCTGGAT